ATGGATTGAAAAAATAAATGAAGATTTGGGGGATAAAAAAGAGGCAGAAAAATATATAGATTTATTAAATAATTATGATGAGAATAATTTTAGAAAAGGAAAATTTATAATTAAACCAATAGAGGAGATCGTTGTTGAACGAAATAAATATTTTTTTAAAGAATATTGTGAACGGGATGATAAATTGTTGGCACAAAGACCAGAACAACAAATGATTTTAATATTAGATTCACTTTTACGAGCAGGAGATAATTTTGAAAAATTAGTATTATTTGGAGTATGCAATTGGAGTGATAATATTGTTGTAAGTATTGTCCTTGGAATCCTATATGAAATTATATATAGTTCAACAAAAGTTAATAAAAATTTATTAAAAAGATTTAGTTTTAATTAAAGGAAAATATTTTTATAATGTTATAATATATAATAATATGCCAATAACCGGAACAATATCAGCAGCAGCAGCAGCAGCAGAAAGCGCAAAGCTTTTTAATAAAGGAGAAGTAATCGCACTTTTAACAACTGGTACTAGACCAGACGTAACAAAAACCAAAGGAATGTATTTAAACACAGATCAATTGATTACCTTAATGTTAGATAGTCTTAAAGCAGAGGAAAAATCAGAAGCATATACCCTAGTTACATTTAAAGGAGGTGAACCTGTAAAGAATGATGCAGAATTTAGAAAAGTATTAATGTCTGCATGGTCAACAAATGAGAAGAACAAATCAGTTCCTCTTGACTTTGGTTCAGTCGAACAAAATCCAAATGCATTTAATATCTATCGTTTAGTTCCCCCCAGAGTTTTCACAATACTTCAAGAAAGAAAACAAAAACAAAGAGAAAGAACATTAATAACAGAAGATATGTTACGTAATTTCTTATTAATAAGAGGTCCATTCGTCAATTCAGGTTTTCTTACCGGTGGAGGTTCATTAGATCCAAATGTTCCAATTGAAATGAGAGGACGTGGAAAATCATTATATGGTGGAGCAGCACCATATACTTTATGGGAAGAACTCAATCCTAGTGCACTTGCATCAGATGACCTCGAATATCAATATGAGGCTGCAAAAAGTATATTAGGAGATAAATTAGGATCTAATACTAAACAAACAATTGAACAAGAACTCACTAACCTCAAAAATTTAGAAGTTGACGCAAAAGCAAGAAGCACAGAACTTAAAACAATTCTTACTGCAAGAGCAAATGGTAAATTAAATAAAGATCATACGTTTAATGATGCATCCTCTCTTAAGAGCTTTGCAGATAGTTATAATACATTAATTAAACAACTTAACTCAAAAAGTAAAAAACTTGGAAATGTAATAAGAGTTATTGTAGAAAGCACACCCGCATAAAAAATTGATTTATCATCATTTTACATTTTAATATAATATTGTTATATTAAAATGACTTCACTCTCTATCCAATTCCAAGACCCATCTCTTGCCGATGTCTATAAGGAAAAATCAAATCATTCCACCGACAGTGGTTATGATTTGTATTGCCCTGATACTATTACAATTGCTCCTCAATCAGTAGGAACAGTCGACCTTAAAATCAGATGCTCTCCTAATTTTCCATCCGTATCTGGCTACTATCTTTACCCAAGATCCAGTATTTCTAAGACTCCTTTAATAATGGCAAACTCTGTTGGAATTATTGATTATGGATACCGTGGTAACATCATGGCAAAAGTATTTAACACTTCTACTGAACCCTACACTATTAATAAACATGAGAGACTATTTCAGCTATGCTTACCAACTCTTCAACCATTTGCTGTAAACTTTGTTGAAACTCTTGATGAAACTGATCGTGGAACTGGTGGTTTTGGTTCAACTGGTAAATAAACTAACTATCGAATGCCAATCCAGCAACTCCATTAATAATACGTAAAACATTATAACTTAATGCATAAATACGTGCAGTAGCAGTATTTTGGTAACTAATTGATTTATCAACTGTTAAAACAATAGTAATATCATCTATACGTGAAAAATTACATGATCCACTAGGTTGAAATTCTTGAGCATTAATTGAAAAAGAATATGCGTTAATACCTTCACTTGCAGCATTTTGAAAATTCTGATAATTTTGAATCCATGAATAATATTGTGATTCTCTTGGTGTTATTCTATCTTTACCATTTAATAAGAACTGAACATTTGTAACAATATTTGTTCCAATTTTTTTATCATAACTGTTTGTATAATTAAACATATCTATTAAATTTGAATTAAGGATATAATCAAATTGTGTTACAAAGAATAATGCCTTCGTAGGATGATTATATAATATTTTTATTTTATTGTTGTTATTGATAAGAGACTTATCATTATCAAATTGTAATTGTTCTATCAAGTATTCATGATTTGATCTGGCAAATTTCAATCTTTCATTATTATCTAAAAAAATATAATCAACATACAAAAATGTACTTCCTAATGTTATACTATCAGTACTAAATACATTGTTTATTTTATTTAAATAATTAAATTCTGTTCCATTCGGCATAACAGTATATTTCGAATTTGTTCCTACTATAGCAGTTCCAGATACGAATGATGTTGTTGACACTAATTTTATATAATATAATCTATTTGTTAATTCATCATATTTTATGAATTTACCATATGTCGTAACATTATTTACAGTCTGTGATAACATTTCATTTGGTGCAAAATTAACCATATCTTCATTTACTGTTATATAATTTGTTGGTCCAATTATCAACACATCAGTTAAATTATTAAATTCTACATTTATCTTAACATCACTATATTCTAAAGCAATTAATGGTAATGCTAATCCCTTATATTTACAAAAATAGAATGGAATTGGTATATGTAATAATTGTGATCCTCTACCATTAATATAATCTGTTAATGCTGGTAAATTACCAATCATATGATTTAATCCTGGTTTATTATTTTTTTGAGATATTTCATACCATATATTTAACCAGTCACCATATAATTTATCTATGATTTTTCCACCAACTTCAAATTCAATCGATTTAATTAATCCAAAACCTATTTTTTCCATCCATGCAGTAATAACTATATTTTTTAAATTAGTATCTTGACTAATAAAGCTTGTATCAACTATTTTAGGTAAGTTTGGTAATGTTACACATAAAAATATTTCTCCAATTAAATCACCATTTTTTGCAATGTTACATGTATATCTTCCTCCAAAATTTGGTGTATTTTGGAAATTTTGAGGAATACTCTCAGACGAAAAATTCGTGTGTCTTTTATAAACCATTTTAAAATAGGTTATTGTCGGATTATGTGTTAAATACATATCTTGTAATCCATATCCCGCGAGTTGAACTAAACCACCTCCCATTTATTACTTAATATAATATTATATAATATTATATTGAATACAACTAAATTATATCAAATCCAAGACCACCATATCCACTCATTATACGTAATATGTTATACGATACTGTCATAGTCTTAATATTTAAATCTTGAGAAACTGATGGATTAATATTTACTAATAGATTGATATCATTTAGAAAACTAAAATTTATAGATCCTGAAGGTTGTGCAGTCATTGGATATAAATCAAAATTATACACATTTATTCCATTTAGGTACGAATTATTGAAGAATGTATATGGTCTAACTTTTTGTGTTTCATCAGATGATGTTTTGAAACGTGTATGTCCATTTACTTTTAATTCAGAACTACTTATAATTGGTATTTGAGATGGTATTACAGCATTTATTAACTCATTTTGTATATTTTTGTCATAATTTTCGAATGGCATACATAATACTTGTTGTTCTGTTATCTCATCATTAACCAAATTGTTTATAATATATGGATACTTAGTTTTAATTAAATCAAAATATTTATTCGAGGTTTCATCTAATGCTGAATATTTATTAATATCAATATAGTAGTCATCTAATGTATAATTATAATATTGCTTTTTATCAACCTTATCCTTTAATTTTGCAAACCACATCATCATTTTGGTCGGATTTTTAAAGTTAAATTTAATTTTATTAATAGATGATGTATTAGTTGTAAAAATAGAATATTGAACTTGCTCTATTATATATTCATGTTTTGATTCAGCAAATTTCTTTCTTTCAGTATGATCAAGTAATATATAATCTACTAGGAGTGACATTTTCATTTTACTTCCTCTTTTAATTGTTGTATATGGTAATTTAACTAATAAATCATCTAATTTCTTAATCTTAAATTTTAAATTTAATTTACTGTATAAGAGAGCAATTATTGGTACTGATAATGAATGAATTTTCTTGTATCTATTAAAAAAGAATGGTAAATCAATATATAATGTATATTTTCCTAATGATGGTTGTTTAATTATTAGACGTGCATCTTGACCAATCATCTTTTTAAGACCACGATATTGTCCAGGTTCAACACATAATTCAAGAAGACAATTAATAAAATCATCTTCAAGACGTTCAATCACTTCTCCACCAATATAAAATTCATAATAATCCGCAAAAAATACACCAAGTTTTTCTATCCATGATACAATCGCATTTGCTGGTCTTACATTAATTTGATCAACTAAATTATTAACAGTAAAATAATTGGTAATATCGTTGTTGGTTTGATATATCTTTGATAATACATTATCATATAATCTTAGTTTCTCATCTTCTAAATTATCTTTTTGATTATTGATATCAATCACACTATTTAATACTAATACATTTGAATCTCCACCTTGTTGATATGAATATATATTATATGTTGCTAATTGAATATCTGCTGTATTTTTTATAATTGGGATTGTAGTATTACCAATATATGTATTACTTATTGAAACTTCATCATATGCGATACTACCATTAATAGATGCACTAAATACTAAATTAATAAATAGATTAAATGTGTATAATCTATTATATGTGTTAACTTGGATTGAATCTGTTTTTTCAATTAAATGTGGTAACTTATTAAAAAATATATTGGCATTATTATTTATATTTGCTCCATGGTTCATTAATGTATATCTAACATAATTTGTATCAAATTGTAATGGATCACTAATAAATCCAAGGGAATCTTTGATAGAATATTCTAATTTATATTTTTCTAATGCTGGTATATAGTTGGTATATTGAGTAACAGTATTTGAGGCAATTAATATGTTTCCATTTAATACATTAAAATTAGAAGGGGTAAGTGTTAAATTATATTGAAAATCATGATCAACAACTAATGTTTTTAAATCATTTATAAAATTACTAAAATACATATATCCTGAATATTGTGTGATATCAATATTACTTGTTACAATATATGTATTATCCAAGTATAAATTCTTATATTGAATAAA